CCTCGCACGTGCTGTGCAGCTTCACCCGGCCACCCTGGGCCGGTCACCTAACCCCGCTTCGGCGGGGTTTTTATTTTCGGCCCCTTGGGTGTCTGCGATGGAGTAATCAGCATGAGTGAGCCGGCAACTGTTGTCGTGGCCGGTGGTGTAGGGCTGGCTGCAACTGGCCTGTTGGCGGGTGTCGACATGCTCGCCGTTATTGGTGCATTGGCTGGCTCGCTGGTGTTCTTCACCACCACGGAAGAGTTGCCTGTCTGGAAGCGCGTTCTGTTCTTGCTGGTTTCCTTCGTGATGGGCTACATGTTCGCCCCTGGTATGGCTGAAGTTGAGCTGTTCGGTACCAGGCCATTCAAGTACACCGGGCCGGCCGCGTTTGGTGCGTCGGTTGTGGTGGTTACTGTCGCGCTGGCTGTCATCAAGCGGCGCGGCCTCATTGCTGAACAGCAAGGGAGGCAGGATGGATAGTCCTCTGGTACCGCAAATCATGACGCAGGCCACGTTCTGGCTGTGCGTTGCTTTGTTCGTCCGCTTGTTCACGTTCCGTCGTCGTGGTGCCCGGTTCCGTCGGGACATGAGCTGTCTCGCCTGGTTGGTGATGGTCGCCGCCGGGTCTGCCGTGGTGTACATCGGCAAGGGGCTGTTGGTGATGCCTGCAAATTCTTGGCCGTTGGTTCTGTTGCTGGCCGTGTTCGTAGGTTCGGTCTGCCAGAGTGCAGGGAATCTGGCGCGTGTTTGGAAGATGGGTTAATGAGCCGGGTATCAGATGAGCGCAGAGGGAGCAGCACCGAACGCGGCTATGGGTACAAGTGGCAGAAGTCTCGCGATGGACACCTGCGTGAGAACCCGTATTGCACGATGTGTTCGACTGACCTTCGGCCTGTGGCGGCAACTGTCGTCGACCACAAGATTGCCCCCAAGCTGAAGGATGCCAAGGATAGCGGTGATCCGGCGCAGCTCAAGGCTGCGTGGAAGCTGTTCTGGAACCCGAAGAACTGGGCGAGCCTCTGTAAGTTCTGCCACGACTCGACGAAGCAACGGATGGAGCGGACTGGTTCGGTCCCTGGCTGCAACGCTGACGGTCGCCCGGTGGACCCCGGGCACCACTGGAATCGATGACCTCAGTCGAAAACGCACCAAAAAAGCGCACCCTGAGGGGAGGGGGGGTGAAAAACTTTCGTTTGGACTTCCTTCTAGACCGCTCGCCCCCCTCTTTACGCAAAGTCGGGAAAAATGAGGGAGGGGGGGTATCAACAGGTAAGGGGTTGTTTTATGGCCGGAAACGGAAACTCAGGTCGCCCCGGAACGCCGGCGGCGCTGAAATTATTGCAAGGAAACCGTGGTCGCGAAAATGTCAGCGATCTGCTGGCCGAAGTCGCGGCGCCGTTGGTCCCAGTTGGCGCACCGCCGATGCCGGATGTCCTTTCGGCTGATGCAGTCGCGGAGTGGGAACAACTGGTACCGGCGCTGATCTCGCTGGGCATCGTTTCTAAGTTGGACTCGATGGCGTTGGCGACCTACTGCCAGGCGACCGCTGATTGGAGGCGGTACCAGCGGCTAATCACGAAGCGCAACCAAGCTTCCGATGATGACCTGGGCGGCGACATCCAGACCTTCAAAACCGGCGCGCAGCAAATGCACGTCCTTCGCCAGCTTGCGAATGACGCCGAAAAGCGCGCCAACACCGCCGGCGCCCAGTTTGGCCTGTCGCCTATGTCACGGCGCAATCTGAAAACGTCGCCGGCGCCGCAAGGTGAGCTATTCCCAAATGAGCAACGAGACGCCGCAGACAAGTACTTCAACTGATGATCGTGTCAGCGCGTTCGCCCTTAGGGTGCTGGCCGGCGAGCTAGTCGCCGGGCCCGATGTCCGCAATGCCTGCAAGCGGCATTTGCAGGACCTGCAACACGGGCCGTCTCGCGGTCTAATCTGGGATCTTGCCAAAGCCAACCGAGCCATCGGCTTTTTCGAAGAGGTGCTATGCCTCAACGGCGGCGACTACGAAGGCATGCCCTTCCTACTGGCCCCGTGGCAAGCGTTCGTCATCGGCAGTTTGTTCGGCTGGATGACGGTAGACGGGTTTCGCCGGTTCCGGTTGGGTTACATCGAAACCGGAAAGGGCTCCGGCAAAAGCCCGCTAGTGGCCGGTATTGGTCTGTATGGCCTCGTGTCTGATGGCGAACAGCGCGCCGAGATCTATGCCGCTGCGACCAAACGTGACCAGGCGATGATCCTGTTTCGTGACGCCGTGTCGATGGTCGACATGTCCAAGAAGCTCCGCTCACGCCTGGTGCAGTCGGGGCGCGACGAAAAGGTATGGAACCTGTTTTACCCCAATACCAATTCGTTCTTCCGGCCGATCAGTGCCGACGAAGGAAAGTCAGGCCCGCGGCCACACATCGGTTTGCTTGATGAGGTGCACGAGCACAAAACCGCCGCCACCGTGAACATGATGCGTGCCGGTACCAAGAACCGCCGCAAGGCTATGGTGGTGATGATCACCAACAGCGGCTCCGACAAGAAAACGGTATGCGGCCAGTATCACGATCTGGGCGTGCGCATCTGCGCGGGCATCGAAGATGACGACAGCTTCTTCGCTTTCATCTGTTCGCTCGACGAAGGCGACGATCCGTTCAAGGACGAAAGCTGCTGGGCGAAGGTCAACCCCTCGCTCGACCACATCGCCGCCGGCCAGACTGATGGCATCCCCGGGCGCAAGTACCTGCGTGAACAGGTCAAGGCCGCCCGAGGGCTGCCGGCTCAAGAGTCGGTAGTGCGGCGCCTGAACTTCTGTGAGTGGACTCAGGCGGACGCCCCATGGATTTCCTGGGCGGTTTGGAAGCAGGCGGAAGAGCGTGTGCCGATGCGGATGTTGCGCAATCGTCGTTGCGTCGGCGGGCTCGACCTCGCAAGTACAACGGACTTGACGGCGTTCGTTCTGTTGTTTTGGCCGGCGGCGCACGATCCGCACTGGAGAATCTTGCCGTACTTCTGGATCCCGGACGACGACCTGCAAGGCCGGGAAGATCGCGACAAGGTGCCTTATGCAATGTGGGTCAAGGCCGGTCACCTCGAAACAACACCTGGGCGGGCTATCAGCAAACTCCATGTGTTGCGCCGTCTTGTCACGATCACGGCGTATTTCGGCGTAGAGCGTATCGCGTACGACCGCTGGCGGATCGAAGACCTGCTGCAACTGATGTCGGAATACGACATTACGCTGCCCGAAATGGTGGGGTTCGGCCAAGGGTTCAAAGACATGGGGCCCGCCGTCGATGAGTTTGAGCGGCGCCTGCTGGGCCTTTCTCCTCAGGCCAAGGGCGACGACGTTATTGACCTGGATCCCGGCGAGTGGGAGCTGATCGAAAGCGAGACAGTCGAAACCCTCCGACATGACGGCAACCCGGTGATGACCTGGAACGCCGGCAACGCGGTGATCGTTTCTGACCCAGCCAGCAACCGCAAGGCCGACAAGGCAAAGGCGACCGGCCGTATCGACGGCATCGTCGCCGCAATCATGGCTACCGGCATCAGCGGCAAGGCCGCGGTGGGCGGCGGCACATCTGTCTATGACGAAGGGGTTGGCATATGAAGTTGGTCATCCTGTCCTGGGTGGCAGGGCTGCTGGGCTTTGGCCTGTTGGTCGGCGGTGTGGCAATGGTTCACGTTCCTGCCGCGTGTGTTGTTGCGGGTGTTGGGTTAATGGCCTGGTCCCGACTGGCGGATCGTGCCGCCGCTGCGCTGAAACCTAAACCCAAAGGAGGTTGAGCATGTTCTTTTCAAGCGTGCTTGGCGATGGGCGCGGCAACCTCACAGAAACGAAGAGCGGTTTTTGGCGCGGGCTGATTGGTAGCGGGCGAAACAGCTCAGGGGTGAAGGTCACACCGGAGTCAGCCTTAGGCCTGCCGATCCTGCAGAACTGTGTCACGCTGCTGGCCGAGACGATGGGGCAACTGCCTTGTGATATGTACAAACGGTTAGGCAACGGCCAGCGGGAAGCCGCGATCAAC